GGCGCTTCCGTTCTGGAACTGCGCGAACGATGGCGGGACAGACGCAGAAAGTGCGCCAGTTTGCGCGGTCCACGTCCACGGGTACGTCGCGCCAAACGTAGACGTATGCAGCAACCCGTTGCACACGGCCATTAACTGCTGCGTCCCACCGTCCTTGCGCCACGTGTAACCGTTCAGGACTGACGCACTTGCCAGAGGGCTTGTTGAGGTCCGCTTCGTCCCGCCGCGCTTGGTGATGGCCCCGTAGTCCGTCAGGCGTGCGTTATCTGCACGGCGCAACTGGTTTGGCAGCAACGCCGCGTCATCAGACACGCTGTTTAAGCCGCCATCGAACCGGGGCTGCTGGTCAACAACCTTATCGCGCCCCTGCGCCATCAGCCGCCACCCCATTCATACTTTTGATCCGGGTAGGCCATCATCGTGGGGTTGATGGTCATGCGGCGAATGTCGTCTAGCAGCGTCTTGCGCTCGTCATCGGCCAGCGTCTTAAGGTTTGACGCAGCGGCAGCTTCGGTGCCTCCCTTAAGCAGCAACTGCGCTGCTGCCATCCAGACGAGAATGAGGTGCGAGTTGTCTGGGTAGTCTACCACAGAAGTCACACCAGCCAGACTGGAGATCGACGTTGGCTTGTAGTTCACGCCAACGTACAACGATGCGCTTGACGTGACTGGCAAAATCTGCACGGACTGCCCAGCGATGTAATACAGGCGTGGGTAGGTCGGGAGATAGTTTGTCGTAGTGGCAAGCGGAACGTCTTGAAACCGCGTCTGCCCGTACAGGACGTTGCCGTCACTGATAGACATGATGCGATAGAAATTCTCTTGTGTGTCGCCAGACCCTGCGTTCAGCGTGGTAAACGCAAACTGCCCGTTTACATCGGTGGTCACCTGACGCTGGGCAAACCGATAGTACGGAGCCGCGTTCAAGATGTTAGACCACTCACCGTCAAAAACGCTGTTGAGCACCGTTTTGATAATAGACTCTGACCAGCGTGTCGAACCAACCGCATCCATGTACTCGCGTGTATCCGAAATCAGTTGCTCAAGGGAAACGGCTGCCATCTGTACTCCTTAGCTGACTTTACGAGGACGCCCACGGCCACGACGGATCGTAGACGGATCGGCGCTATCCAGCATATCCCCAATAGCCTCTTCCACGGCGCTGTTGACCACGCTCATGTTGTAGCTCTCGACTGAGTTTGACAGCCGCTGAATGTCTTCCCGTGGGAAGGCTCGGACCATCTTGCTCAAGTACGCTGGCGCTTCGTCTACGGAGCAGCCAAGCGGAAGATAGCCAATAATGTCGTAGGCCATCTTGGCGTCGTAGCTCTCGTTCTGCACCCACTCCCAGCGGCGGTCGTCCGGCTGCCACTCCATGCAGACGCCCCATGTGGGGACACCTGTATCAATTAGTCGCAACTTGAGTCCACTATGCACCCCTCGGAGCCGCCGCTGAATCTCAGGCGACGGCTCGGGGATGCCCGCAGGATTCACCAGAATCACGGGCCGTGTCATGTTACTCTTGGACCAACAGTTCGAAGTTAATCGTCACGTCGTCGGGCTGCGCCGATACAACGCCTACGGTCACCATCGCAACGCGAAGGCTGTCAGCCTGCGTTAACGTGCGCTGGGCATCCGTGGTCGTGGTTAGGAACACAAACTGCAACGGCGTGTCCGCCGTCTTCGTGTTGATGTCCAGCCCAGCCGTCAAGGCCACCGCCGTTGCGCCCGTCATCTTGAACAGCGTAACTACACACGACGTAGCTGCTGTCGGGAACGTCCCAGCGCACAGCGACGCACGGTTGACGTAGGCTTTGGCAGGGAACCCGCCAATGTTGTGATTGTCCGTGCCAGCCGCCAACGTGCCCGTGTTAAGACGCCCGCTCACCAGAGGGACAGGCATCACCCCCAGTCGTCCGGGCTTTGGAGCAAAGAAGTTATATGCCATCTGAAGTCTCCGTGTTGATCCCAAGGGAGGGCAATAGCCGAATTGCTACCGCCCTCCCCAGCGACTTAGATGTGGCTGTAACGAGCCGTATCGACGTAGCCGACAATCGAGCCGTGCGCGTTACGCGCCAGACACGCGAGGTTGCCGTACCAGCCATACGTCGTTTCAAACGCATCGCGGCCCTGCAACCAACGCCACGGACCAGCGCCTTCGAACTCGACGAAGCCCCAGTCCTTCGCGTCCACCCACGCCAGCGACGGGATGTGCAGGAGGTAGATCGTGCCAGCCGGGACATAGTAATCCGTCACGCACGGGATTCCGCAAATCTCAATGGCCTTGTAGCCACCCTTGATCGTGGTCCCGAACTCGTTCGACGTGAACCGGCGCTGCGCCACCATCGACTCCATGAGCTTCTTGGCAAGACCCGGCGTGGTCATGAGCAGGAAGTCCTTGGGCTTGACGTTGGCGTCCTTGCCCGAGCGGCCAGAGATACGCTGGATCAAGTCCCAGATGTCCGATTCGGTCGGCTGCGTCGCATCCGGCGTGTCCGTGCCAGCCGTCAGGCGCGTCGCGTCCCAGATCGAATAGGTCGCGTTGCTGATGTTGTGCAGCGAGGCGTAGGCGTTGCCACGGTTCGTGATGTTAATCAGACCGTTCATCGCGCCGTTGAACGACGTGTCGCTCGCCGTCGCCTTCACGATCTTGTCCGTCGCCGCCATGCCCGAGATAGCCGTGCCCAGCGTCAACGTCGCGTTATCGCCGCTGTTGCTGATCGCCGTGATGGCCGAACGACCAAGCACCGCGTCAGACACCGACGTGTCCAGCACCGCGATAAAGTCGCCCACCGAGAGGAGCAGCGCACCCTGACCAGCGTTCGCCACGCCGTACGGGGACGACACGATGATGGAGGTCGAAGACGAAGCCGTGCCAATCAACGCCACAACGCCGTCAGCCTTGTTGTGCAGCGCCTGCTGCATGAGCAGCATGGAGGCGTCCTTGATTTCTTCCATCGTCTTGGTGGCGATGGTCGTAAAGGCCGCGTCCTTCGACTGCGTGCCCACGAACGCCAAACCGTCAACCTGGCGGGTCGTGTAAGCACGAACCACGCCGACATTGGCCTGCACTTCAGTCGCCGTCGTGTCGGGCGGGAAGTAGCCAGCAGCCGAGAACGTCGCGCCAGCCGGACGGCCAGTCACCACGTCAAAGAACACGTTGTTGCCGCCCCAACGCATATTGCGCGGGCCACCGGCACGTCCCTTCTCTAGCTGCGCGAGAAGCGGCGTGACGAGGTTCTGCACCTTCTCACGGAACTGCGAATACACGTTCTTGAGCAGACCAGTCAGCTCGGCATCGGTGATCAAAGTGGGGTTAGCCACGGTATACCTCTAGTGTCAAATCAACGGAAGGATGACAACGCGGTGCTCAACGCACTAGCCACAGCGTCATCTACGGTGTTGCCCACGGCAGCGCGGGATTTGCCAGATGGCTTGCCAACGTTGCCAACGGGGAAAGTCTTCTGTCCTACGGCGCGCTTGGCCTTCTGTGCTTCCACGCGGGCTCTGTCTCGCTCGGCCAACGCCTTCTGCGTGTCTCGCTGAGGAGAGGAGGTGGTTGCCTGAGATCGACGCCCATGTTGAGCTTGTGCCCAGATTGCCAAATCGTCGAGGATGTACTGCCTGACAGCGTTATAGCGTGACGACGGGATATACGCTTCTCCGTTTGGAGCGCGTTCGACGTGCGCGTACATAGCCATCTGAAACTTGTTGACCAGTTCGTCTATGGGAATGGATGGCAGTGCCTTGGCAATCATGCCGAGGGCTGGCTCCACTTCGCTTTCATAGAACTCCTGGCCTGTATCCACAATCACAGACATCTGCTGTTCGACCCGGAGGTCTTCAACTCGCTGTTCTGCGCGTGTGGCCCTACGTTCCGGCGAATTCTCTTCTCCGTACGCATCGCGCACGGCTAACAAGAAATCGTCGTCCAACAACAGCTTCTCTATTTGCGACTCTCGTTCCGACAGCAGAGCAGCAAGTTCTTCGCGCTCCTGATAGACCTGTTGAGCGATTTGCTCAACCTGCTGGACCTTCTGCTCACGTTCCTGATTGTACACGCCCCACTGCGCCAGCTTGACTACCTGATCTAAACGGTCAGTCCGCACTTTGCCGTTGGCCTTGTACTCAACCATCAAATCAGGAACTTCTACCTCTCCCTCTGCATCACGAAGCGTGAACTCCGTTGCCAAGTCATCCGTGACCGTTCGAACGGCCACGTAACCTTCTGGCATATCTGCTGGCGCATCAGAATTGCCTGATTCGTTTGATTCATCTACGCCATCATCTTCTGCGTCTGGGGCCAGTACCTCTTCGGCGTCATCAGCCACAGCCGTGTCTTGCTGTGGTGGGAGGGCGCTTTCAATGGCACTGGAAATAGCTTCGCCGATGTCCATGCAATGATCCTATTGCTGTCGGGATAAGATGTCAGCTTGCTGTGCGGCCTGTTCCGCTTCCGGGATGCCAGTCAAGCTCTGTTGGAGCAGGTTGGTGACCCCGATAGGCGGATTGCCACTAGCAAGCGGTAACTGTCCCGGTGATAAGTTTGGCACGCTGGCTGCGGGAGGGCCGCTTGCTGGGCCAGCACCAGTGGGGGGTTCCGCGCCCGGAGCGGGTGGCGGTCCTCCCCCTTGTTTCTGCTGCGCTTGATTGGCAAGCGCTGTCCACCGCTCCTGCGCGGCGGCGATAATCTCAG